CTCCGAAATCGCTGCGGACATCGAATCCACGGTTTGCCGATCGCTGGGCCAAGGACGTGGATGTTCCCACTCCGGCCGCCGTAACTCCGAAGTTGGAGATGTCTCCGATCGGCGGTACCGGGCCAGGGCTAGGGCTGGGTTCGATGAAGGGCACCGAGTCCCTCGCCTAGGGGTTGTTGGTGACCGTCAGGGCCGCCGTGGTCGCGACAGTCAAAGCCCCGTCATTCGTGGAGATGAGCGCGCCCACCGTCCACGTCTGCGAGGTCCCACCCTGGGCCCAGTACCCACCCTGCGGGACGTGGACCACGTCAGTCCATGAGAACGTGGCCGAGCCGCTCCCCGGAACGGAGGTCGAGAAGCCAGGCCCCAGCGCCGGCACGCCCTGCGCACTCGCGCTCTGACCGTCCGTGGCCTGCGAGCTCACCGGGTAGAGCAGCGGCACGATCGAGAGCACGTTCACGGCTGCCGCCGCCGAGTTGTTGACCGTGAGCGTCACGGTAAACGTCTGCTGGGCCTTCTGGGTCGAGGGGCTGAGTGCGACTGAAGCAGTGATAGCCATCGTGGATCCTTTCCGAGAAAAGGGCCCCGCCGATCATGAGGGAGGTAGATCGACGGGGCCCCGAAGGCCGCTAGCAGGGCCCTCAGCCTGGTACTACGAACCGTCCTCGATCCACTCCACGGTGTACTGAAGCACCGGGGCGTTCGCGAAGGAGGCCGGCGCCGAGTTGACGACGTTGAAGTACTCCGCGGTGCCGCGCAGCACGATGGCCTGGCCGATGGGCGCGCCGCCCTCGGGGAAGACCGTCTGCATCGGGCTGAAGGTCACGGTTGGAATCGCAGTGATCGTGAGCAGCATCTGGAAGAAGCTGATCGGGCCACCGATGAGGGTGCCCACCGTCTGCGCCGCGGTGGTGTAGTGGGTCACCACCGCCGTCGCCGCCGCGGAGGCGGTGTCGAGTTTGGCGATGGTCGGGTTGACCGCGGTGCCGGTGACGCCGGCCGTCGAGGTCCGCTGCGTGTACGCGACCATGGTCGCGATTGCGGTGGCTGCGCTCCCGCTCATGGTGACGCGGGTGATGCGGACGGTCTTGGTGGCCGAGCCCTGCACCTGGATCAGGGTCAGGGCAGAGGCCGTGACCGGGACGAACGAGGCCGAGGCCCGGTAGTAGGCCCGACTCGAGTCGAGTCCGGACAGGGGAATGTTGTTGCCTGCGGCGTCCTGGAACGACCCCATGGGGGTCGAGGCGCCGGAGGAGTTCAGCACGCTGACGGGAGTGAAAGCCATTTCCTGTGTCCTTTCAGAAGAAGATGGGGAAGAGTGCCGAGTTCAGAGGCGAGTCGAAGGAGAGTTGGCCAGCCACCGGGATCACCTGCGGCTGCTGCTGGAGGATCACCGCGCAGCCCGAGTTGATCGGTTGCGTGACGGTCACAGAGCCATCCGAGGTCGACACGATCGCGTAGATGCTCAGGATCGGGTTGACTGCGGCCGGAGCCGCTGCGACCGAGGAGAAGTAGACGTAGTGCCCCAGGAAGGATAGCGAACTGCCATCCACGACCTGGACCGGCGACCCGATAGTGATCACCGGAGACACAACGTTAACGGCTGCCTCGACCCCAGCCGAGACCCTGGGGTCTTGGGCTACTGGGTTGGCCAAGAGCTGGATGCCCGTGACGTTGGTGGCCGTGGATCCAGCGTTGGTGACCGTGATGACCACCGATACCGGCTGGTTCGTGAAACACGGCATGAGACTCGTGATGGCTGCGGTGGCTGAGAGCGTGACGGCCATGGTGCCCCCCTAGAAGGCCGCCGAGTTCTGGAGATGGAGGGTCACGATCCCGAGCTCGGTCGCCGCGGGGTCCGCAGCCGTGTTCGCAGCCGAGAAAAGCAGCAGGTTGATCGTCTTCGCCGTGGTCCCCAGGCCCTGAGCCACCAGGGACGCCGTCAGGTTGGGGTTGGACGCCACCTTGACCTGGAACAGCGGAGCCACCGCGTTGGCGGAGCCGATGAAGGACACGAAGAATCCAGCGAGCCGCTGGTAGGTGTCCTGGAGGACGATCGTGTAGTCACCCGTACCGTTACGGGCCACCGAGGTCACCCCGTGGGTGCCCCCGGTCGGCGCAGCGGCATAGGTCCGAGTGGACGGGTTCCAGGCCACGAGCGTTGGGGCAGCCGTCGCCGCAAAGGCGATCTGCGCCTTCACGATCACGATCCCCTTGGCCGGGGTGGTCAGAAACTGGTTGAACCAGCGGTTAGCCATGGTCGTCCTCCTACACGGGGAGAGTGACGACGCCGTTCCACGCTGGAGCAGAGCACCCGATCTGCGCGTAGTAGCCCACGCGGGCTTCCGCGGCGTCCTGGTTGTACACGCGGAGAGCCTCGAGCCCGTCGGCGTACCGGAAGAGGTGCGGCACGTCGTTCAGGCTGTACAGCTTCCAGGTGTCCATCTGGACCACGTAGCATGTCGCGTTCGGGCAGTTGCGGTCCGGAATGACCCGGATCTCACCCTTCGGCCCGTTGACGCGGATGGCCCGGAAGCCGATCGCGGCGTCCGTATCCACCTCCACATCGACGTACTGCACCTTGGAGCCGAGAGCCATCTCGAGGAACGCCCAGGACGTGAAGGTCATGAAGGCGTAATCCGAGTGCCCGCCCTCGCGACCGATGAAGGTCGCCTCCTTGATGAGCGCCTCCTCGATGTTGAGGGACGACCCAGCGAGCCGGACGCCGGCCAGACGAGTCGGCGATGCGGAACGGTTGACGCCGAAGAAGTTGTCCGAGGTAGCCGGCGCCGTGGTGGGCAGCCAGGCCGCGAACCCCTTCATCTTCAGGTTCGAGTCGCCCGACTGGAGCAGGTAGTCGCCCGCTGCCCAGCTACCCGGAGTCGCCGCAGCGCCGCCGAGCGTGGTCGAGACAGTGAGCGTCCCGGCCATGGTGTCCACGCCGATCACGTAGCCCACTGCCGCCCGAGGAGCGCCGCCGTCCGTGGCCGCCGCCTGGATCGTCATGTTCACGTCGAACTGGACGATGTCGTCAGCGTTGGTCAGGGTCGCGACGCCTGTGCTCCAGCCGGAAACGTTGACGAGGCCGATCGAGCCGGTGCCGGAGCGGAACATCGCAGAGGCGGCCGAGAGCGTGGCGCCCCGGAACGCGCTGTCCACCACGGTCTTGAGGCCCTGAACGAAAGCGGCCTTGTCGCCCTTCGTGGCGAGCATGGTCTGGTTGTCGATCGTCGCGATCGAGTAGTCGGAGGCGCGGGTCACCAGCCACTCGGCCGCGAGGACCGGGGTCTGGTTCGCCTGCGCGTTGGCGAAGGTCGAGCTACGGCCCTGAGAGGCGCCGTAGATGATCGGGACGGGGATGTACTTGCCGCCCGCGTCCGTCTTCTTCTCGATGAGCGCGAGAGCAGGATTCTCGCGGTACACCACGTCTTCGGGCGTCTGCCCGAAGTACAGTTCCTTGAGCACGGCGTTGGCCGCGCTGAGATCGAAGTAAGCGCCCACAGAAGCCTCCTAGATGGAGAAAGAGCCAGGCCCAGTCAGTTGGACTGGACGGGAAACGCACCGTTGCCGGAGTCGCTTCTGGAGGCGTGCTGCCTCGCCTGGTCGTCGCTTCTGGTGCTGCTAGGCGCGGAGTCTATACCCAGTCCGGGCTAACCCGCAACTACTCGGGCTCCCGGTACTCGCTGCACCGGGCCACCGGACGGGGATACGCCGAGCTCATTTGGATCTGGATCTCCATGCGCCCCGGCTGGGTGATGGAGGACGAGGGGGCAGGGATGGCCACCCCGAAGACCTGGGGGGGAGCGCTGCGGCACTCCTCGCCGCTGAAGTGCCTACACCCCTTGCAGCTAAGCGTCAGGTTCATGGCTAGTTGTCCGGGATGGAGGCTTCAGCCGCTGCGATGCGTTCGGCCATGGTCCGCCGCTTGAGAGCCACCCCCGGAGATGCCTGGGGGGCTCCGGCGAGCGAAGGAGCCGCCTGCCTGGGGGGTGGGGCTGCCGGCGTGCCCGCCAGCTTTGACAGCTTGTCGTACTTGGCTCGGTGGAAGGCCTCGCACTTCTTGGCCGCCTCCTCGTAGCTCAGGATCTTGGCCTCCCGGAGCCCGTCCTTGACCTCGTCGCTCGCCTGGTCTGCCTTGTAGGCCGCCTCGATCACGTCGAACACGTACTTCTTGGCCGGGACCTTGGTGCCTGTGGCGTCGGCTTCGTCCTCGAGCGCGGCCAGTAGGAACGGGTAGGCAGCCTTCGAGGCCTCAAGGTGCTCCCCGATCTCGTCTTGGATGTCCCGGATGGCTTGCTCCTGCTCCCGCTGCTGCCGGTCCTCATCGGCCTTGGCCCGGTCTTCCCGTTCCTTCTCGACCTGGGTCCGAAGGCTCTCCAGTTCCTGCTTGACGCCGGCCACGGCGAGCTCTGGAGCGGGCTGCCCATCCGAAAGGATGGCCTCCGTAAGGAGTCGGTAACTTTCGGTAGGCGGCAGGCCCGGAAATGCATCCTCGAGGATCTTCCGGGGATCTGCTCGGTAGGCCTCGGGCTTCAGACCTCGGGCGTCGAGCTCCTTGGCGCGCCGGTCCAGGGCCGCCTTCTCCGCCTCGATGGCCTCACGCTCCCGCCGGATCTTTGACTCCTGGGCCAGGGCGCGGTTGAACTTCTCGTCCTTGTCCGGAGCCTTGACCGCCTCTCCCTCGGCCGGCTTGGTCTCCACGGCAGGTGGTGGCGTAGTGGCCTTCTCAAGCGCGGCCATGGCCTTCTCGACGGTGCCAGGGGCAACCGCTCCGTTCGGGGATGCGGCGGCTACGGGCTTGACGGTGATCGATCGGAAGTCAGCCATTGAGTCTCCCTCTCTAGGCTAATGCGTTGGGGGCGTTGGGCAGCAGGGGTGAGACGGGGGGCGGTTCGGGGGCGGCCTGGGGCGGCCCCGGGGGCATACCCTCCGCGACAGGCGGTAGGCCTTCGACGGGCATCCCGGGCGGCGGCAGTTCCGGCGTCGCCTGCTGCTCGAGCATGTCCAGCGCTGTCATCCAGTCCTGAAGCATGGCCAGGTTCTCCGGATCCACTCCCTGCGTAGCCGCTCGGTTGTAGTACTGAAGGGCCATCGTCCGGGCCTGTTGGAAGTCCATGAACTGGTCCGGAGGCGTGAACTTGCCCTCATCAGCGATCTCGTCCAGCACCTGTGTGATCCGGTCCGTGACCGCACTCTGGAGCGTGTCGAACTGGTCAAGGTCCGGATAGTCGAGGAGTTGAGGCACGAACTGCTGGGGGATGAGGCCTGCCTGGGCCATCTCCTGCACCGTCTGGAGTCGGCCAGCGGGGTCCTGGGGCAGACTGGAGATCGGGTAGACCTGCATCACGTAATCGTCGTCTTCGAGTTTGATGGCCTTCCAGTCGATCGAGTCCAGGAACTTCTTGCCGGGCACCTTGACCGAGAAGCCGCCGTCTCGTTCGTAGATATCCCGAGCCGTAGCGATGGCGAGCCTGGCCAGCTCCAAGTGGAACTCCTCCCACTGCTGGCCCACCGTCTGGAAGCGGTCCGACTGGATGTCGTCATAGGTGCGGAGAGCCCTACCGGAATCGAGGCCCGCAGGCTTTTCCGATGTCGCGGAGAGCTCAGAGATGCCCGCCTGATCGTAGCCGGCCGCCTTCAGCCGCTCGAAGTGGGCGTAATACTCGGCCGGAACGACTTGGGGCGTGAGGTAGACGGGTTGGCTCTTGTTGTACCAGATGATCGCACCCACATCGTTGGTCAGATGCTGCGCGTTCACCTTGGAGCCGTACTCGAGCGCGATCTTGAACGTGCCCATGAGGTGCATGGACCGCTGGATGAGCCATAGGAGCTTGTTCATCTCAAGTTGTATGTTCTGCACGCTCTCCACGAGGCCTCGGCTCCAGAAGCCGTACACGCTGGGTTTCCATGGGAACCGAGCGATCGGGAAGAAGTCGTGCTCCCAGGGCCCGCAGTAGAGGTACTCGCCCGGGATGGAGATCACGTACTTGCCGTCGGTCGCCTCAGGTCCCGAGGGCAGGTGCCAGGACTCGATCACCGTGAGTTGGTCCGCGATGGACTGGCTATCGATCCCCGAATACTCCTCCGCGCTAGCCGCGTTGGCCTCGGTGATGCACTTCAGGGCGTCCGGATTCGATCCCTTGGCCGCCCAGCCGATAGCCGCTAGCACTCTCCGATCGATGTTCCGGACCCTGTGCATCTGTCGGGGCCGACCATAGAAGCCCTCGACATCGTCCACGTAGACCTCTGAGCACAGGACCCGTTCCATCTGCACTCGGCCGTGTCGTTCGAACACGCTCACCAAGCCGTCGCCGAAGACACAGGCTTCCCGGAAGGTCTGCGGTGCGAGTTGACGCACCTTGGTCTCGTAGAAGATGCCTTCGCAGAACTTGGTCAACTTCTTGGCCTTGCGCTGCATCTTCCAGTCGCCGCCGTCCGTGAGAAACAGCGGCTTGGGCTTGTTCTTGACCATACGCGCCGTGACCGTGTCCACCACGCTTTCGCAGAGGTTGTAGGTCACGCGGTCGCGGAGGCTTGTCTGGGTCGCGGAGGAGCGTGAGACCTGCACGCCGGCCATGCCCATCACGGATAGGTTGCCGTAGAGCCGGGCCGACACGAGTCGCTGATACTCGAGCCGCTTCTGCCGTTCCTTGATGGTCCTGACCACGCCCTCGATCGCGGGGGCCATGTTCTGCGGCTCCTCCAGCCACCACTCCTTCGAGCGAGTGATCTCGGGTGTGCCCTTGGTGCGGGCCCTGGTGTGGTCAATTCTCTTGGCCATTCGGCTCCTTTAGGGCCGAAACGGCCCGCTCTAGTGCCTCGATGTCGGAAGGCAACTGCTGCTGGCCGCCCTCGTTCCGCTCCGCCTGGATGAGCCGGTGTACCAGCTTACGCTCCCGGGTGGTCAGACTGGCGAGCTCGGGCCAGAAGTCTCCCGTGGCCTCGCGACCCGCCCTGATGGCCACGTCGTAGAGCGCCCACCGCGTCTTGTAGATGTCACCCCTGCTGCGGCTCATCGGTCGTATCTCCCAGGTCGCGTGCCTCGGGGGCCTCGATAACCTCACGCGCGATGCTCTCAGGCTCGCGCCGGTCGCCCCAGATGGCATCCCAGTTGACCCGGTACGTCTCGGAGTCTCCCGAGGTGATCATGATGCGCTGGCGACCATAGGCCTTGCGCGCCTTGTGACGGGCCTGGTCTAGCCGGACCTCGCTGGGTACCACGTTCTTGAGGTTCACTCGGTGTCCTCCTCTGGCTCCGCTTCGGCTGCGGCTACCTCGCTCGGCAGAGGGCCGGGCGTGGACCAAAAGAGCAAGTCGTCGGGGCTGGGCTCAGCCTCCAACCCCTTGGCTAACGCTGCCTCCACCGCGGCGAGTTCCTTGGGGTCGGCTTCCGGCGTGGGTGGTGAGCCGAACACAGCCTCGAACTTGTCTAGCAGGCCGAGGAAGCGGTCCAGCTTGCGTTCCTGTTCAGGGTTCATGGCCATTCCCCGTCGTCAAGGATCGGTTCCCCCGTCTGCATCCACGCTGCATCCGGGTTCTTGCGGGCCTCGATCTGCGCTTCGAGTTGCTCCTCGTACGTCTGTTGCTCCGCGAACTGGCCTTCGGCCGTGTTCAGCTTCGGCTTGGGGTCTTCGGGAACGTACAGCCAGTGCAGCGCTTCCACGTATCCATAGAGCACCCCGTCGCACACATCGGGCATGTGGCCTTTGATCACGATTCGGTCGGGCGTGGACTTGTCCCAGTCCTTTTCAACCTTGACGGCTTCGGTAGCGAAGCGACTGGCGGGCCTGGCGAAGAAGCGACGGTGTCGACAGGCCGCGTTCAGCATCTCGATGTTGGCCCACTTATCGGCCTTGTTGGCAGCCACGACCTCTAGTCGGTGACGCCGTCGCATCTCCAGCGCCACCTTCGCCCCAATACCCCCCGTGTCGCAGACGATGGCCACAACATTCTCGGCCCCGAGCCGGTCCCTGACCTCGGCAGTCTTTTCAGCCACCGCCGTCACATCCTGTTTATCGTCCACGTGTTCCTCGGTGAGCCAGCAGCACGGGGATTCGGGATTGAATGAGAGCACTACGATCGCGTCGTTATCTCGCTGTACGCCTCCGCCGAGGTCGATCGCTATGACGTGATTCCATCCGGTCCTGAACTCGGGCAGGGTGCCAAAGCAGTTGGCTGCGGGCTCAAAGGCAAACACAGCCGACTGCGCGTCGCGTAGCCACCGAGCCATCCACTCACGCTGGATGGAGACATTGTCCTCGGTGATGCCACGCCGTTCGAGCTCGTCACTGAGTGCCTGATCTGGATCCGGGATGTGTGGGTTGTCCCACATCGTCCACGAGAAGTGCCCCCAGACCGGATTCAGGTTGTGATGGCACTCGTACCAATACCCAGACTCAAGCAGGCTGGGGGTACCGATCATGATCAGTCGGCCGGGAACGTCAGCAAGCGCCGGGGCGATCACCTCGTCCACCAAGTTCCGTACGTACTCGGGAATGCTTTGGCACTCGTCCAGCACCACCAGTGCGAACCCATAGCCTCGCCGCTTCTCGATCTCCTTGCGCTTGTCCACGCCACGCAGCGCTATGACCGCACCGTTGGGTAGGGTCATCGTCAGGTCGGACTCGTTGGGGTTGCCCTTGAACCCGTATTTCTCGTTCAGGGCCTTCAGGGTAGGCCAGACGATGCCCTTTGCACCGTCGCGCGTCAGGTGCAGATAGAGCACGGACCGATTCGAGTACTTCTGGGCGGTGCGCAGCATCATCGTCGCGACCGTCCACGTCTTGCCTGCTCGGCGGCCACAGCATGCCGTGAGAAACCGTCGCAGATCCGACGCTAGCTCCAACTCTTTGTCGAATAGGCACTCTTGGATCGCGTCGGTCCTAGCAGCGATCCGCCGCTCGAGCCGCTCGCGATGCGCCGAGAGCTCAGGCAACACGGTGCAGTCTCTTGAGGCAAATGTACGCACTGGCAGCGCCCAGTAATTCGGGCGAGTCCAGGAACATGCCCAGGCCCCGGTTGCAGTGTCCGCACAGAAGCCCCCTGACCTCACCAGTGGCGTGATCGTGGTCCACGGAGAAGAACTCTCCGACCGAGCACCGTGGGTCTACGCCGCCGCATATGGCGCACTTACCGGCCTGGGCCGCCAGCATCCGGTCGTAGTCGTCCGCCCGGATCTTGTACTTGCGCCATAGGGTCCGGTCCCGGGCGCGCCTTGGGTCCTCGGCCAACTTGCCCTTGGCATAGGCCCTGTACCGACTCGGATTCGCCTCATAGTAGGCGTGCCGCTGGCATCGCTTAGTGCAGTAACGCTGTTTTCCGCTTCGGCCACCCATGCCACACACGACCGGCTCAAACTCCTTGCCGCACTTAGCCCAGGCACAGATCACTGGATGGCCTCTTGCGACGGCGTGGGTTCCTTGTCCGACTGGATCCGTTCGCGGCGCCGGAGCTCGGCCAGAAGTTCCTCATCGGAGGCGTGCTCGATCGTCTTCTCGATGCGCTGAAGCTTGGGCATTGAGAACTCCGTGGCCTCTAGAACCAGCTTCGCTGCCTTGGCTGGGTCGGCATTCAAGCGCCCGAGCACGGTGATCTGCTTGCCTGTGCCAGGGTCGATCATCGTTTTCTCGATCTCGATGCCTCGCCATGTGTCTTCGATCATGGCATCGAGGTCCGGAATGCGCTTCTCGACCAGGGCAGCCAGAATGCGTCGGCTATCCGACGAAACCTTGTTCCTGGAGCCCTTCGGCCTACCCATAACCAGTATCCCCTTGGTTGTTTACCGGCGGCGGGCCCTAGTACCCGATGGCACGGATCATGGCGTCGGGGATCTCAACTACCCCGCCGGGGCCTTCAACGAGGACTGAGACGCGCTGGCGAGTCATGGTGATCGGGCGGTTCAGACTGTCTCGGGACTCGACCCGGTTGCCTTGGAGCCAGTTGACGCCGGTGATCTCGCGCAGGTAGAGGGTCTTCGGCTGCTGGCCGGTACTGGCGACTGTGGCGGTAGAGCGCTTCGGGGCGGGTGCGCTTTCCGAAGTCAAACCAGTCATCGCTGACATGTGAGAGCTCCACTAGTGCGAGAGTGTACGGGAGGTTGGATGCTGAGAGGAGGAGGCGAGCGACGCCCAGGCGGCGGAAAGAGTCCTTGACGTACACCCAGTGCAGGACGTTGGGGCGCTCATGGACGAGGAATCCTACAGCAACAGACGGGTCTTGTGTAGCGATGGCAACGAGGGTGGCTGTGGTGGGGCGACTGAGGATGCCCTCGATGACCTGATGGTGGTCGTGGAAGAAGACCCGGTTACGCTGGGACCGGCCGAAGGAGGAGCCGTAGCGGTAGCCGTTGAGCCAGGAAGCCATGACGAAGGCTGTATCCTGGGTGGCCGCGGGGCGGATGGTTACGGGAGCGGCCACTAAGGGCCCTCCGGGGCTCGCTGTGGCGTTTCGGGGAGGGGGGCCGCCTCTTGGTGAAGCCGGGCGTCCCAGACGGCCTGGGCGGCCTCCCACTGCCTCAGGAGCGCAGTCGCTTCCTCCATGGTTCGCACCACCCGCACGGGTGTACCGCGCCAGAGTCGGAAGGCTTCGTCCTGGCCGGGGCGCACTTTGGCTCGGTGCGTCTTCACTTCGATGGGGTAGCAGTGACCCCTCCAGCCGACGATGAGGTCCGGAAGGTT